CCCTGACCGAAACGCAAGCCGTTTACTTATATCTTTACTACGGGGAATGGTTAAGCCTGCGGGATATCGGCGAATTGCTCGATAAGAGCCACGTTTCCGTATGCAATGGAATCCACCGCGCAGTAAAAAGGATCCGCGAAAAATATAACGATAATGAGGACTTGATGCTCTGCGGTGTTGAAGACCTTGAACCCATGCTATATGAGATATATCAACAGCCGGATATCGAGCACCTCGTGCCTCAGCGGGCAAAAGATGCTGCAAAGCACGCCTATGCGAAACGGAGGTTCCCAGAAAACATGGAAAAGGGGAACTTGCGCCATAGGGAAATATGGAACGAACCGATATGGGCACAACGAAGAATTCGTAAAGTCAATGACAGCAGACTGCTCCGCGCTCTGCAAGACGCGGCAGCACAGCGCGCCACATCGGTGTTAAATCTGTTGTCAAAGCTGATCACTTATGCACGAAAGAAGATTTTGAAAGGAGTCGATTCCTATTATGAGTGGAAAAAGCTACACTGAGCGCGCACGCGCGCTGAGGCCCTATATCGAGCAGGCCAGCGAAAGCCTGCCGGACAGCGACGCAGCAAAGGCCGTTGAGATGTTCCCGCGCTGGGCGGATCACATCGGCGAGACCGTCAAGCCCGGCGACCGCCGCAGCGATACGGACGAAAGCGGCGTACTGCACGTCTACCGCGTCAACAAAGGTCAGGGCCACACCACGCAAGAGAACTGGCCACCGCACTCCACCCCTGCCATGTGGACGATCATCAACGTCGACCACGCGGGCACGCAGGATGACCCGATTCCGGCCGCTCGTGGTATGGAGTACACCTATGGTCTTTATTACAAAGACCCCGAAGACACTAAGCTATACCTGTGCGAGCGCACCGGCGAGGCCGCCGGCGGGAAGATCGTCTTGCAGTATCTGCCACACGAGTTGGTAGGGAACTATTTCACGGCGGTGAGCGCATGACGGCGGCGTTGATTTCCGCCGCAGCGGCGGTGGTGGTGGCGCTCATCGAGGCCATCGCCGCCCGCGACCGTCGGCGCGACAAGAAGGAGCGTGAAAAGGCCGCCGAGCAGCAGAAGATGCAGGAGCAGCTGATGCTCAAGCTCATCGAGGGCAGCTGGGCGGCTATCGCGCTGGGCGAGGCAACGGCGAAGGCGATGCAGCGTATTCCGGACGCGCACTGTAACGGGGACATGCACGCCGCACTGGACTACGCCGCCGAAGTGAAGCACAAGCAAAAAG